CCGCTGAAAGAGAGCGCCTGCGCGGTCTCCGCCTGGGCGGCGCGCTGGCATATCCGCCAGTTTCAGTTTGTCGGCGGCGCACCGGTCACCGTCTACCGGGAATTACGCAAAATGGCCGACAGCGCCACGGCCAAAGGGCTGAGCGTGGAGTTCGCCGACGTCCACGATGCCGCCGATAACGGCGACTGGGCTGGCTACGTCAATGCTCAGGGCGGCCCGTTTGTCCGCCGTGACGATCTGCAGGTACGCACCCTGTATGAAGCAGAGGGTGAATTTAACCAGTACGGTGAACCGACGGTTCGTATTCGCGGCGTGTATGACACGGTAATCGGTAGCGGTTCCCCGGTGCTGACGCGCCTGAAGAAGTGGACCATCGTGCCGAAGCGCGCGGCGGCGGTTTTTCAGGGCGCGGCTGCGCCCGCTTGGAGTTCTGTCAATAACTGTACGCCCTTCGAGCCGGGTAAACCGCTAACAGATTACCAGCGGCGGCAACTCACCCACCGGCTGCGGGAAGGGATCCTCAGTGAACGAAACGGGAGGTTAAAAACCGATCTCAACATCATTAAGAATAATGACTTTTTGGCAAGCAATAGATGGTCAGAATATTTGTCACTTCACAATACTGTTTTTTTATCAGCGACATAGTGATTAGACAAAATAATCTTCGCTTCCCATAAATATCCAGCCTATGATACTGTATATACATACAGTAAGAGAATTCATGAGAGGAATTCATGGTCTTTGAACGACTAAATAAGACTCAGCACAAATGGGCATGCGTGCAATTCATTGCCGAGGTGTCGCTTATCGCCAACTGCAAGCCTTCCGACCTGAAGCTGGCCTTAAGCCTGATCGCGGATCTGGCAGAGAGCGAGAACACTACTCCCGATGATGAGGATATTTATTACAAAGCCGAATAGCCCGCCGAACGCCATTCCGGCCACTCTCTTTACCGTACTCTTACGCACCGGCTAGCGTTTCCCTCGCCCGGTGCGTCGCTTTTTCCTCCCCGTTGTTGTACCAGCCACGCGCCAGCACCAATACATAGCCCTTAGCCTCTCTGTTGCGGAAACTTAACCATGGAAAAAACCTTCCGGATGGTAAGAGACGCAAAACGATGAATGCGATAACACAACAGGGCGACACCCTCGATCTGATCTGTCTGCGCTACTACGGGCGAACGGCGGGCGTCGTCGAACGCGTGCTGGCCGCCAATCCTGGTCTTGCCGGGCTGGGGGTGGTTCTCCCGCACGGCACCGCCATCACCCTGCCCGATGTCGCGGTGCAGACCATGCAGGAGACGGTAAATCTATGGGCGTAAGTATCGAGAGAATCAGCTCGTCGCTGGCCTACTGGATTAGCGTCGCCCTGACCTTTTTTGGCGCCATGACGCCACAAGACTTTGCTGCTTACTTCGGCGCGCTCGGCGTCGCCATGACCGTCGGCGTGAACTGGTATTACCGCCGTAAAAGCTATCTGTTCCTCAAATCCTGTGCGGTGAGCCAGGAGGTGGTCAATGGGCTTACCCGTTAAACGCTGTAGCGCGGCGGCCGTGTTGGCGCTGGCGCTGCTGCTGCCCGATTTTCATCTGCTGCACACCTCACAGGCGGGGCTGGCGCTGATTACCGATCTCGAAGGCTGCCGTCTGCGCCCCTATCAGTGCAGCGCGGGAGTCTGGACCTCGGGGATTGGCCACACGGCGAAAGTGATTCCCACGCGCGATATCAGCGAAAAAGAGGCCGCCGTCAACCTGGTTGCCGACGTGCTGAACGTTGAGCGCCGCCTGGCGCACTGCGTGCCGGTGGAGATGCCGCAACCGGTCTATGACGCGGTAGTCAGTTTCACCTTTAACGTCGGCAGCGGCGCGGCGTGCGCCTCAACGCTTGCCTGGCACCTGCGCCAGAAGGCGTGGAAACAGGCCTGCGATCAGCTGCCGCGCTGGGTCTATGTCGATGGCGTACGCAACCGCGGGCTGGAAAACCGCCGCCAGCGCGAGCGCGACTGGTGCCTCCGGGGGGTGAAATGAGCACCCGCCTGGTGATAGTGGCCGCGCTCCTGGCGACGCTGACCGGGCTGTGGTTGTTTGAGCAAAACCACGCTCTGCGTGCGTCTTTAGCCAACGCGCAGCAGCTGGCGCAGGAGCAGAACGCCACGCTGACGCGCCTTAAAACTGCCCTCAACGCCACCGCCGAACTGGCGGCAAAGAACCAGCAGGCGCAGCTCACGCTACGCCAGCAGCTCGATGCCGCCAGCGCGCAGGCGCTGCAACGAGAAAACGCGATCGCGAGGTTATTAAATGAGAACGAGGCCTTTCGCCACTGGTATCGCACTGAGTTACCTGATGCTGTGCGCCGGGTGCACCAGCGCCCCGCCTGCCCCTCCGCCGCTCATTGTTTACAACAGTTGCCCGCAGGTCAGCCTCTGCCCGATGCCGGCAAGCGCGCCGCAAACTAACGGCGATTTGAGCGCCGATATCCGCCAGCTTGAGCACGCGCTGGTGCAGTGCGCGCTGCAAGTTGAAACCCTTAAACATTGCCAGGATGAGATCAATGCTAAAACCCAACTCTCTGCGCAGCGCCCTGATTAACGCCGTCCCGGCGCTGCACGATACCCCCTCGATGCTGCGCCTGTGGGTCGATAAAGGCAGCAATATCGCCACGCTCGCCAGCTCCTTATCGTTTGAAAAACAGTTCAGCCTCAATGTCACCATCACCGGTTTTGGCGGCGATATCGACACGCTGTTTGTGCCGGTAATGGCGTGGCTGCGCGATAACCAGCCCGACATTCTCTCCGTTGAAGCGGGGCAGAAAGGCGGCTTTAGCTGGACGCTGCACACCAATGCCGGCGGTACCCAGGATGTGACGATGGTGCTCCAGTTGACCGAGCGCACCCAGGTGAAAGAGCTCAACGGCGCGCTGATTGCCGAAACGCTGCCGGAGCCGCTGCCACCCGCCTTCGTCACCCGCCCGAAAGAGCTCTATATCAACGGCGAGCTGGTGAGCAGCTGGCAGGCGTGATCGCCTGCGCCATACGCCACGGGCTGCGTTGTGCCAAAAGCCGGACAGCCTTGTTCAATTTTCAAAACCGGGGACGCATAGCATCATTTCGCTTATGAACAGACAACTTTCGCTTCACGAGCTGGCCCGCCAGCTTCGCAATATGATCCGCACCGGAATTATCGTTGAGGTCGACCTGAAAGCCGGGCGCTGCCGGGTGCAGACCGGCGGTATGGTGACCGACTGGCTACAGTGGTTAACCCACCGCGCCGGGCGTTCGCGCAGCTGGTGGGCTCCCTCCGTCGATGAGCAGGTATTACTGCTTGCGGTCGGTGGCGAACTGGAGACCGCCTTCGTGATGCCGGGGATTTATGCCAACGATCATCCGGCACCCTCCGCCTCGGCGGACGCCTGGCACGTCACTTTTCCCGATGGCGCGGTGTTTGAATATGAACCGCAGACCAGCGCTCTGAAGGTGAGCGGCATTAAAACCGCCGATATCACCGCCTCCGAGTCGATTACCGCCAGCGTGCCACAAGTGTTGGTGAAAGCTTCGACGCGCATCACCCTCGATACGCCGGAAGTGGTCTGCACCAATAAGCTGATCACCGCCACGCTGGAGGTGCAAAAAGGCGGCACGATGAGCGGCAATATGACGCACAGCGGCGGCTCGCTCACCTCGAACGGCAAAGTGCTGCATAGCCACCAACACCCCGGCGACAGCGGCGGCACCACAGGAGCACCTTTATGACAGCACGTTATTTCGGCCTCGATCGCAGTAGCGGGCGCAGCCTGACCGACGTCGACCATATCCGCCAGAGTATCAGCGATATTCTGCGCACGCCGGTGGGCTCGCGCGTGATGCGCCGCGATTACGGTTCGCTGCTGTTCGATATGCTCGATCAGCCGCAAACCCCGGCGCTGGCGCTGCAAATTCAGGTGGCCTGCTATATGGCGCTGCTGCAATGGGAGCCGCGCATCACCCTCAGCGCGGTGACGGCCGAACGTCAGTTCGACGGCAAGATGGTGGTCAATCTGACCGGCCAGCTTGCCAGCACCGGCGAGTCCCTCTCTTTAACCCTTCCTGTGAGTTGATACCATGCCGATTATCGATCTGAGCCAACTGCCCGCGCCCGATGTCGTCGAGGCGCTGGATTATGAGCGCATCCTGGATGAGCGCAAAACGACCCTTGTTTCACTCTTTCCCGCCGATCAGCAGGAGGCCATCGCCCGTACGCTGGCGCTGGAGTCCGAACCGCTGACTAAGTTTCTCGAAGAGAATGCTTACCGCGAAGTGATGTGGCGCCAGCGCGTCAACGAAGCGGCCCGCGCGGTGATGCTGGCGTATGCTTCCCGCAGCGATCTCGATGCCATCGCGGCGAACAGCAACACCGCGCGGCTGGTGATCGCCCCTGCTGATGAGAGCACCATACCGCCCACGCCGGCAGTAATGGAGTCCGATACCGATTTACGCCTGCGCGCGCAGCAGGCTTTTGAAGGGCTAAGCGTGGCCGGGCCGGTGGGCGCGTATGAGTATCACGGCCGCAGCGCCGATGGTCGCGTGGCGGATATCTCTGCCGTCAGCCCGTCCCCCGCCTGCGTCACCATCTCCGTGCTCTCCCGCGAAGGCGACGGTACCGCCAGCCCTGAACTGCTGGCGATTATCGATAAAGCGCTTAACGCGGAGGATGTGCGCCCGGTCGGCGATCGCGTGACGGTACAGAGCGCTAAAATTGTGCCCTACCAGATTGATGCCACACTTTTTCTCTACCCTGGGCCTGAATCGGAGCCGATTCGCCAGGCGGCTGAGCAGAAGCTGAAAGCCTATATCACTGCCCAGCGCCGACTGGGGCGCGATATTCGCCTGTCGGCAATCTACGCAGCGCTCCACGTTGAGGGCGTGCAGCGGGTGGTGTTGAACGCACCGCAGCAAGATATTGTGCTCGATCAGAGCCAGGCCTCCTGGTGTACGGCGTGGAAAATTACCACCGGAGGTACCGATGAGTGACGACCGTCTGTTGCCTGTTGGCTCATCGGTTCTTGAGGTGGCGACAGCACACGCGGCGGCGCAGATTGAACGCGTACCGGTGCCGCTGCGCACGCTGTGGGATCCGCTAACCTGCCCGGCCGAGCTGCTGCCCTATCTCGCCTGGGCGCTCTCCGTTGACCGCTGGGATTTTAACTGGCCGGAAGCGACCAAACGTAAGGTGATCGCCTCCTCCTTTTTCGTCCATCAACATAAAGGGACGCGCAGCGCCATTCACCGGGTGGTTGAGCCGCTCGGCTTCCTGATTGAGCTGCGTGAGTGGTGGCAGGATAACGCCGAACCCGGCACTTTCCGGCTGGTGATTGGCGTCCAGGAGAACGGCATTACCGAGGAGACGTACCAGGAGCTGGAGCGGCTGATTAACGATGCCAAACCGGCAAGCCGCCATTTGACGGAGCTGAATATCAGCCTCAGCAGCCAGGGCGAGTGCTACGTTGGCGCGGCCTGCTACCTCGGCGAGGAGCTGACGGTCTACCCTTACAGCCCGGAAGAGATTGTTGTCGGCGGCGAAAGTTATGCGGCATCGGCGATCCACCTTATTGATAGCCTCACTATCACGGTTTAATCCTCCCCTTCGGGCTACGGCCCGTTTTTTTTGTCTGGCCTGTTGTGTGCCCCTCAGTCCAACGTCGCCACGTGGCGTCCGCCAGGTGCTGAACGGAAAATATCGCTACCGTTCACTGCTCAACAAACCTGAGAGAATCCCATGTCTGTAAAATATTTCGCGATTTTAACCAATCAGGGCGCGGCAAAGCTGGCGAACGCCACCGCGCTTGGGACGACGCTTAACCTCACGCAGCTGGCCATCGGGGATGGCAACGGCACGCTACCGGTACCGGACGCGGCGCAAACCCGGCTTATCAATCAGACACGCATCGCGCCGCTCAATGCCCTGTCAGTCGACCCGGAGAACCCAAGCCAGATAGTAGCGGAGCAGATTATCCCGGAGAATGAGGGTGGGTATTGGATCCGCGAGCTGGGTCTGTTCGATGACGAAGGGGTCTTGATTGCGGTGGCGAACTGCCCGGAGACCTACAAACCGCAGCTACAGGAAGGTAGCGGCCGCACACAGACCATTCGCATGGTGGTGGTCGTCTCCTCAACGGCAGCCGTGACGTTAAAAATCGATCCGTCGGTGGTGCTGGCGACACGTAAATACGCCGACGATCTGCTGGCCGGACACCTGAAGGCGGCGAATCCCCATCCACAGTATCTGCAAATTGCCGATATCGCCTCCTTCACCCCGGTCGGCGTGCCGCTGCCCTACCCGTCTGCCACTCCGCCTGAAGGCTGGCTTAAATGCAACGGCGCGGCCTTTAATAAAGGGCAGTATCCAAAGCTGGCGGCCCTGTTTCCCTCAGGCAATTTGCCCGATCTGCGTGGGGAGTTTATTCGCGGGTGGGATGATGGGCGCGCAGTGGATAGCGGGCGTGCCCTTTTAACCAGTCAGGCTGATGAGATAAAAAAATTTACGCTTAAATATCTAGGCCCAGGAGCGGGAACAGGTTCAACGACAGTTTTTGCATTGCAAAGCGGTATGAACCCGATCTATACCAGCGGGATTAGCCAGGCGGTAAACAGTTCTACTGCCGATGCGTTTCAGATTCCGGGTGGGAATGAAACCCGCCCACGCAACGTCACCTTTAACTACATCGTCAGAGCAGCGTAATCCTCTCTATATCCCAGCGGGCATCGCCCGTTTTTTTGCCCACCCTGTTGTGTGAGTTCGCAACCAACGCCCCTTAATGGTGTTTGCCTGCGGCTGAACGGAAAATATCGCCATCGTTCACTTCTCAACAAACAACCTGAGAGCGTATGCATGACCGCAAAATATTTCGCTATTTTGACTAACCTGGGGGCAGCAAAGCTTGCCAACGCCGCCGCGCTGGGCACGCAAATCAACCTGACGCAGATGGCCGTCGGCGATGCCAATGGCCAGCTACCTACACCCGATCCGGCGCAGACCCAACTGATTAACCAGAAGCGTATCGCGCCGCTAAACCGGCTCTCGATTGACCCAAAAAATAGCAGCCAGATTGTTGCTGAACAGGTGATTCCGGAAACCGAAGGTGGCTTCTGGATCCGTGAAATTGGCCTCTATGACGATGCTGGCGTGCTGATTGCGGTGGCGAACTGCCCGGAAACCTATAAACCGAAGCTGCAGGAGGGTAGCGGACGCACGCAGACCATCCGTATGGTGGTGGTCGTCTCCTCAACGGCGGCGGTGACGCTGAAAATCGATCCGTCGGTGGTGCTGGCCACCCGCCAGTATGCTGATGATCTACTTGATAACCACCTCAAGGCCGCCAATCCGCACCCGCAATATGCGCTGCTCGCCAGCCCAACCTTTACGGGCATCCCGAAGGTTCCGGATACGCCGATCGGTAACTACGGTCAGCAGATTGCCAATACCAAATATGTGCATGATGTCGTGGCAAGTGATGTCTACATTCTGCCGGTCGGTGCACCGGTCGCCTGGCCACTCGCGGAGCCACCACTAGGCTGGCTCATCTGCAACGGCGCCACGTTCGACAAAACAAAGTTTCCGCGCCTGGCGGCAGCGTACCCGGCCGGTTTAGTGCCGGATCTGCGCGGCGAGTTTATTCGCGGCTGGGATGCAGGACGTAATGTGGATCCTGCACGTGCGTTACTAAGCTGGCAGAAAGGGACCATTAATATCAACGATCCTTCACTCAGCTCGGTAAACCTGGCAAGCCCAATTCATGCCAATGACAACGTGGCCACTGCCAGGAGTGACTTCGGATTAGACCCTGTGATGAAAAGCGATTATGCAAATGTGATGAATGCGCTTTTTGTCACCCATGATGCCGCAGCTGATATAGATGCCGGCGGGTTTGCCGGAGGCTATGGCAGCACCCGTCCACGCAACATTGCCTTTAACTACATTGTGAGAGCCGCATAATGACCACCGCAATTTTGAACGAAAATCACCTGGCCAGCCAGGCGGGCACTGTCACCGTCTATAACTTTGACGCGTTGAGCCGCGAGTGCCTTGGCAGCACCGTCGAGTATCTTGCCGTCGGCGTCGGCATTCCGGCGAACTCCACGCTTGATAAGCCTTTAGCAGCGAAATCGGGTTTTGCAGTACGCCGCAACGCAGCGCTGGATGGCTGGGAGTATGCCCCCGACCATCGCGGCAGCGAGGTGTATGACAAAATCACCGGCGAGAAAAAGACGCTGACGCAGTTGGGCGACTACCCGGACGATGTCACCCCGCTTGCCCCCGCCACCCCCTATGACGTCTGGAATGGCAGCGCCTGGGTAACGGATGATGCCACACAGCAGGGCGCGCAAATCGCGCAGGCAGAGCAGACCAAAATTCGTCTGCTCAACAATGCGAAAAACACCATCAGCCTGTGGCAGACCGAACTGCAACTCGGCATCATCAGCGATGATGATAAAACGCAGCTTATCGCCTGGATGCGCTACATTCAGGCTCTGCAGAAAGTCGATACGGCAACCGCGCCCGATATCGCCTGGCCTGAACAACCGCAATAAAAGATGACGGGCTGCGGCCCGTTTTGCCGGGTGGCACTGCGCTTACCCGGCCTACAACATCCTCAGGCCTGATAACGCGACGCCGCATCAGGCTTTTTCCGTCGGGTTGTCCCGCCTGGCAGCCAACCGCATTCGATAGCCTCTTCCCCAGAGCGCCCACGACAATAGCGTTTACTCAATCGCAAACCTGAGAGTGAACGCCTGACTATGAAATATTTTGCCATTTTGACTAACCAAGGTACCGCGAAGCTTGCGAACGCCACCGCGCTCGGCACGCAGCTGAAGCTGACCCATATGGCCACCGGTGACGGTAACGGCAGCCTGCCAACGCCCGATCCCGCACAAACGAAGCTGGTTAACCAGAAACGTATTGCGCCACTAAATATGCTGTTCGTCGACCCTGGTGACGCGAACCAGATTATCGCCGAACAGGTCATCCCCGAGAATGAAGGCGGTTTCTGGATCCGTGAAATCGGCCTTTATGACGCCGATGGCACGCTGATTGCCGTTGCTAACTGCCCGGAGACGTATAAACCGCTTCTGCTGGAGGGCAGCGCCCGCACACAAACCCTGCGTATGGCGCTGGTGGTCTCTGCTACCTCGGCGGTAAGCCTGAAAATCGATCCGGCTGTGGTGCTGGCGACGCGCAAGTATGTCGATGACAAGGTTATTGAGGTGAAAGCCTACACCGATAACCAGATGAAAGAGCATATTGATGCGGCAAACCCACACAAGCAGTATGCCCCCCTTGCCAGCCCGACATTCAGCGGTGTACCGAAGGCGCCTACACCTGTGCAGAGTGCCAGTGAGACGGAGATCGCCACCGCCGCCTTTGTTAAAGCCGCCATACATGCGCTGGTGCAAGGTGAGCTGGCACAAAAACAGCCGCTTAATGAAACATTGTCAGCGCTCTCCGGCAAAGATGCCACTGCGCTTGTCAACTACCTTGGACTCTCGGATGTTGTCCGGCATTCGGATGATTGGTACAGCCGCGCTCTGCAAAATGTGTTTAACCTCGCCGATTTAACAGATAAGGCTGGTGCCAGGGGGAATCTGGGCCTTGGTAATGCTGCGACGAAAAATATCGGTAGCGCAGCAGGTACGGTTGCTGCTGGCGACGATGCGCGATTAATTAACGCATTGAATAGAACTTTCAACCTGGGCGATTTGACCGATAAAGTGGGCGCGAGAAGCAATCTTGGCCTCGGCTCCGCCGCCCAAAGAAATGTAGGGACGGGCGCTGAGCAAATTCCGGATATGTCAGCATGGCTCACAACCGCCTCGCTGAACGGTTATATGGCTCTGCCGAATGGCATCTATATACAGTGGTACACAGTGGATGTCACCGCTGGCACGAATACTGTCAACTTCCCGATCCCTTTTCCTAATTACTTCCTTGCGGATGCTGCCATGCCGGGAATGTCAGGTTCTGTATGGGGTATCAGCGCTACACGAACGGCGCGAATCTATCAAACTAATTCCAACAACCGTGCATGCTTTATTGCCATCGGGCTATAGGTGATCACTATGTATTTATTTTCCAGAAAGACACTGGCCTTTTATCCTGCGAATCACATTGAGCTTTATAAAGCCGCAGGAACGCTTCCGGATGACGTGATTGAGGTTGCAGATGAAATCAGGAATGTCTTTAATTTCAGCGCGCCAGCAGGCAAGAAACGAGGCGTGAACGGTGAAGGGCTGCCGGCATGGGTTGATAAAAGCGGCGAGGAGCTGGTTAAGGACGCAGAACAACATAAAGAGATGTTGATAAGTGAAGCAACCCATTTCATTAATAACAAACAGTGGCCGGGCAAAGCGGCCATCGGGCGACTGAAAGGCGATGAGCTGGTGCAGTATGAGAAGTGGCTGGATTACCTGGATGCTATCGAAGCAATGGATAACGAAAAAATAGCTGATCAGCAATGGCCGACAAAGCCAGCGTAAATCAAACGGGCTGCGGCCCGCTTTTTTAATTTCCGCTGTTGTATCAGCCTCTCTCCAACCCGGACAAATAGCGCGCCGCGACGCCAGACTCGAAAATAGCACTCACCCCAACACCACGGAGTTAAACGGATGAGTGATTATCATCATGGCGTTCAAGTCGTCGAAATCAACGATGGCACGCGCGTCATTTCCACAGTCTCAACGGCCATTGTCGGCATGGTTTGTACCGCCAGCGATGCAGACGCGGGGATGTTCCCCCTCAATGAACCGGTTCTGATCACCA